ACAGCCTTACATCCGGGAATTGCCTTGCAGAGTGCCTCACGTTCAGCCTCCAAGTCATGCCATAAAAGGAAATGGTCGTCTTTGTTTTCCGGGCGATTGATAATCTCTACCACACGGGCAATCTTTTCCTGCATGTTGTCCCGACGTTCCTTAGCTGCATCAGCAAGGCCTAGAGCAGCCTCACGGAACATTTTCACCTGCCCGTCACGGTCGGCTCCGGCAGTGGAGTTATCCACACTAACCACTTCCTCATGTACACGCAGTTCAGGCAGTTCATATCCTATATCGGGATAACCGAGGTCGGACGGTTTGGTGAGGAACAACGCCCATGTACTTACCCATAACCAGAATTCCTTCTCCTTGTGGGGATAGAGGGTAAGATTGTTCGCCTTCGTGCTGTCACGCTGGAAGAACCTTGTAAGTGCCTGCCCGGTATCCATCACTCCAAGGTAGCCGGCATAGTGTATCAGCTCCTTGTATCTGTTGGGTGACGGTGTGGCAGTGGCAACAAACCTGTACGGAACTTCTGCAAACATAGGAAGAAACTCCTGATAGGTCTTGGTTCCGAATCCACGTAACACGCTCGCTTCATCCAATGAGGTAACGGTAAAGTAAGAAGGTTCTATTCTTACTCCGTCCTCGCCGTCACGGACACGCTCATAGTTTGTCACCATGATATTGGTCGGACATTGCTTCACCTCCTGCATAGTACGTACATAGGTCACTTTCATGCCCAGATGCTTTTCGGCCTGTGTCAGGAACTCCACTACTACACGCTTGGGGCAAACTATCAACCCTTTGCCTCCTGTGCGGTTCAGGATTATCCGCAGTATCTCCAACTGGGTTACGGTCTTCTGCATACCGAAGCTGGAGAATATCGCCCTGCAACCGCCGCAAACAGCCCAACGTACCGTATCTTTCACATGGGGATATAAGTACGGGGTAAGTTCATCAGCCTTAACTTCAAATCCTGTCTGATGGCTGATTGCCATCTTGTCTTTTAAAAATTCTATATAATCTTTCATTATGCTATTCTTTTTTTGATTAAACTCATGTTCTTCTCCACCAGCCGGATAATGCGGTCATGATACTCTGATGTTCCGTTGCATACGGCTCTTGACTGTACTATCTGAAACGATTTAAGATTCACTTCGATGGTTTCCACATGTTTTTCTCCGGCTATGGCTGTCATGATCAGACATTCACTGCGTCTGTAATACCTGTTGGCGTATACACAATGGTGCATGACTTTGCCCTCCTTGTAGAACTGGGTTACGCTTTCAAGCGGACGGATGGTTATACCGTCGCCTTTGATTTCCATGCCGAAGAATCTTTCCATCCGGTTGTAGAATGATGCTATATCCTCCTTGAGCTGCTTTTCTTTTTGGATAGCCTTTATTCTGTCCCTTTCCCTTCTTTGCCTTGCCTCAATTTCATTTTTCTTTCTTAGTAATCTGTCGTGCTCGGCTTTTAAATTTTTGGGACATACGTATTTGGCGTTATGCAGATCCTTGTGGAAATAGGACAGCAGGCTTATATAGTCATTCCACATGCTTGCATCTCTGATTATATAACGGTTGCGGTTGCAGATGTTGAAGGACGGTTTATATCGGAGTTGGTAATAGCCCGTTTTGTACATGTGCTTTAACATATCCGTCTGTCCGGTCTTGATACATAATTCCGCATCATTGCCACCTTTCAGAAGGTCTCGTACAAGTTTTGAGGGGGGTACATCGGGGAACCGTTTCCCGATTCCCCGCTTTCTCAATTCCGGGATTAGTTTCTTTCTTGGATATATCCATCCCCATATCGCATATAGGTCTCCACGATAATTCCAGCTGTAACTGCCGTATTCACCCTTTATGCTCAGTGGTTCCGAATATATCCATCCGCTGCTTCCCATATTCATCGGTTTTGCCATGATGGTGCGTTTCCCCTCGACGGTGATCCATTCCTGAACCACTTCAAAGAAAGCATAGTGAATATAATCCTGTCTGCTGTTCAAATCAAAATTCCTTTTTCTGACGTACTTGCAGCATAGTATATGCCTTATGATCTGGAACTCTCCGGCGGTCTGTAAGATGGACATGTACTTTTCTTCCTCGACTTTTCGTTTCCGGCTGATCTTTACGTCCAGTTTGTGGTGGCAGTACGGGCATTCGGTCGTATCACTGAGCAGGGTAGTCCCCAGCTCGCTATTGCTTGTGTCTATCCATGTTCCGCCGCACTCGGAACACCATAGCTCATCCTTGCACCTATATGCTTCGTGGGTGAATATATGTTCTTTCGCCCATTCTTTTTGTACTTCGGTAACGGCGGACAGTTTGCCGCTTAGTCCGGTTACACGTTTCTCAAGTTTCGTTCTCGGTTTCATGATTAGAACAGGCTCATTTGTTGGACATTATCATCCGCTTTCTTTCGGACGTTTTTCCTCCTGAGTGTCTGGTATTGTTCTTCCGCCAGCCGTGCGATTGCTTTGTCACGTGCCGCTTTCTTATCTTCTTCGGTGAGTTCCACAGGTTTGGCGGAGGATGATACGGACGTTTTCTCTCCGGCAGGCAGCCGGTTTATTTTGATATCGTCCTCATCATAGTAGTGCACTGCCATCCCGTAGACCTCCTCGTCTGAAATCGCTACGGCGTTACCACGCTTCCTGGCTTCACCCATGATATAACTACAGCATTCATCAATGCTTTTCTTCTCATTCGCATATTGGGGGGCGAACAGTGAATCTTCTTCCGCCCGTTTGTCCAGATAGGCTTTGATTGCCTGTTTGAAACTTTCATTACTTGCCATGGTTACTTAATTTTGAAGTGGTTGATAATATTTATTTGTGATTGATTCTGATGTTATACTCGCATAAGAATTTTCCTATATCGTCGCTTGCTATATTGGGAGGTGGTGCATTATCTCCGTATATAGCCCGTATTGTATCCTCATTTCCCCCGTATGCCTTCCAATAGGTGTAGGCAGTATGGTTATTGGGAACGTTAGGAAAAAGTTCTGTGAAGGCGCTGAAATCGTTTTTAGCCTTTTTTTTGAGCTCCTGAATGTTTTTTACTCCCTCAATCATGGCGCACGCTGCATCTTCTATCCGGGTGAAACCTTTTTGGGATTGTTTCATGGCGGTTTCATTGGACAGTTTGACGTGCTCGTCTCTTCTATCCCTGCAAAAGTCCGATAGGGCTACCATAATGGACTGGTTGTTTATCCTGTTTCCCCAGACGAACTGTCCACGGCTTCCGTTTTTAAGCTGTGTGAAGAATATGCAAAGCTCGGCCAGATTGAGAAAATAATAGCTGGCCAATATGCTTAGCGCCGTTTCGGCAAGTTGTTGAGGTGCGATATCAATGCCTGCGTATCGGAGGATTGATTGCAGGTGCTCTGTGATAATCCTGACTGATGTGGCGTTGCCGAAGACAACATTGATGTCCGCAAGGGTGGGAATACCCTCAATCCTGATTGCTTGTGCTAATGTCAGGTTACAATTCAGCTGGGCTTGCGTGCCGGACCAGTTGTCAACCAATTGGGAGGCTGTTGATCCATTTCTCAAGGTCTGCTGGAGCGGTGTCAGTGTCTCCGGCTTTTTCCTGGATTGAGGTATCTGTCCTGGGGACATTATCACAGTGATCTGTTTTTGTAGGCTTGTTTCCATTTTGAAGTCTTTTTTCGATTATCCAAAGGTTAGCCCGGCTGTCCCATCGTTCAATTTTAGCCCCGTTGGTGTTTTTCCAGCTTAGCGCATCGAAGTGGTAGAAGAATATCTCCGCCTGCTGCTCCCAGTCCGGGAGCTTGTCACGGAAGTAATCTTTCACCTGTTCCAGGGTAGGGGCTATAAATTCGGTTTTTGGTTTTGAAGGCTTCTTTTTAGGTTTTTCCTGCTCGGGCTTAAATAACTCGCTAGAGTTATTATTATCTTTACTCTTAAGTCTTATATTAATGTTAGCCTTTTTACTTAAAGGTTTACTTAAGTCATTACTTAAGAGTTTACTTAAGGGTTTACTTAAATCATTTAAGTAATAAACGGGCGATTTCGCATTTTTCTTACCTGACTCAAACTGTAGTAAACCTTTTTGCTGTAATCTGTTCCTGACTTCAATTACGGTTGGTTCTGATATACCGGTTGCGAGGACGATTCGTCTGTTGGGACACTCAAACGGATTCTCCCAACCCCGACTATTGCACTCGTTCAAAAGGAAGAAGTACAAATAAACTTCGTTCGAGGAAAATGCTACACTCTGATGTGTCTTCCAAAATTGGTTTACGTAATCTATATAAGTCATTGTAGGTAAGAATTTACTTCGTTTATGAACTCCTGTAGTGAATGGCAGATAACATACTTGTTTTGGTATCTCTCTGCTTCTGTCTGCCACGTTCGTTGGTGCTCGCTCTGTGTACCCTTCGGTGTCTTCATCTCTATACAGAGGGAAGCCCATCCCTTTTTGGGTATGAGCAAAATCAAGTCTGCTACACCTCTCACTGCTCCTTCATACTTCATCCGTGCTCCTGTCTTGGCATCACGTTTGCCACCGTTGGGCACTGCAAAAAGCATACGAGCCAGTTTGGGATATTGTAACCGGAACCATACCAAACAATCATGTTGTATTTGGCTTTCTGATAATGGTGTTGTCTGTTTCCTCATATTCTTCCGTTGAATAGGTTCATTGCCATATCTACCACATTCTCCTTAACCACATCATCCGTCCCTGTCACTCCGTTGGCTATTCCTTTTTTGGTCTGAATGACATCATACATATATTTGTCGATAGTATCCTTTCCAAGATAGTAGTAACAGTTTACGTTGTTCTTCTGTCCGTTCCGATGTGCTCGGTCTTCTGCCTGCTCACAATCGGAGAAAGTCCATGGGAACTCGATAAACGCCACACGGCTGGAAGCTGTCAATGTAAGACCTGTACCTCCTGATTTGTAGTTAAGGATGATCAGCTTGCAAGAAGGGTCGTTTTGGAAGCGGTCTACCGCTGTCTGTTTTTGAGTAGCATTGTCTTCGCCTGTAACGGTGACAACTTCAGGGAATATCTTCTTTAATTCCTGTACTACTTCTTTCAGGTAAGCAAAGACTATCAGTTTCTCACCTCCGTCAATCACGTCATGGATGAATTCGGAAAAGACTTTGATTTTTCCCTTGGCTGATATGGCTTTCAATATTCCCATTTTCACCATTACCTCGCCTCTTAATGCCTTGGCCACCTTTTCATCGTCCGCATTCTTGTAAGTTCGGAGATACTGTATCAGGTCGGCTTCCGCTTTGTCGTATTCTTTGCGATTGGATATGTCCACCTCTATATATTGGCGTGACTTGTCCGGCAACTGAGTGAGTACCTTGGCCTTTTCGCGCCGGAAGAAGCAGGTCGATGATAACCTCCAGTTCAGTTCTTTCACATTGCTTGACTGTTTAGGTCCATCGCAGAACCTCTCTACGAAATACTTGTATCCTCCGAAATCCTCTAATCGTCCCATTATTTTGAGTTGTTGTATAAGGTCTGTATTGTTGTTCACTACTGGGGTTCCCGTCAGTTCCAAGATATATTCTTTGCCTTTACATATTCCTTCTACGAACTTGGATTGCTGGGTCTTGGTGGATTTGCACTTGTGTGATTCGTCAATGACTACGGATTTGAATAACGATATTCGCGGGTCAAACTCAATGGATTTCATGGTAAACCGTGCATCCTCCTTTACTTTAAGTACAAAAAACTTTTTCAGTGATTCATAATTTGTTATGAATATGTTGCAGCATTTAGTCTCAAAGAAACGGTGCCAGCTGGCTTTATTGCGATCATCCAGAATCATGGCATTTTTTCCGGCAAATTTCTTAAATTCACGTTGCCAGTTTATTTTCAATGCGGCCGGACAAATGACAAGGCACGGATACGCTTTTGCTATCGTAACCGTGCCTATTGCCTGTAATGTCTTTCCCAGTCCCGGTTGGTCCCCGAATATGCACCGCTTGTGCTGTAGCGCATAAGCGATGCCTTCTTTCTGATATTCGTACGGTTCCAACAGCAATCCGTGTGGAACCGTAAGTTTTGGAAGGTCGGGAATAGTATAGTCATTATACTCTCTTGTTGTCACTTTGTGCTGTACCCGGCTGCATATCCTTGTCTGTACCGCCCAATCTGCCATCATCCTCACGTATTCCTTATCTTGTAGAGATACCTTCCAAGCTTTTTCGTCAGCGATATAGGCTGCCCGGATATTCTGTTTTACACTTGGAATCCGTTTGACTAGCTCCACTAATCTTGGATGGTATGGGAAGGCTAGTTTGAAGCAGTTGGGGGTAGTAGTTACGCAAAATGGGGACGGCGGTATCATGATGCAAGTTGTTTGACTTTACGTGGTTTACGTGATTTAATTTTCTTTCCGTTCATTATTATGTCAACCCCTGCATCATTCATAGCCTGCTGGAATTCCGCAACCTCTTGATTGAAGTCTGTACCGGCTTCTGGAATGGCGTCCGGTTGTACGTCTGCGTTCGCCGTGTCTTCCTCAAACGGAAGTTCCTGTTGTACAATTCGCCATTTTTTGTTGAACAGATACTCTTTGACTTCGAACTCACAGGATTGGATTTCCTGCTCCAGCTCGAAGGCATTGATATACGATTCATTCTCATTATTGAACATGGTGAACGGAGCGCATAGGTTCAGAACTTTTCCTGTTTTGAGAAAACGTTTGGCTACCAGAGTAACCCCTTCATTATCTCCATCTCCGCCAATGGAATACCCTGTAACGTCAAGCACCTGTCCTATGATATCAGGCACTTCATCTACTGATTCTATACCGTCCACTTCTTTCTGTTCTGTAAGCAAAGCGGCGTGGGGATTCAGCTTGCTGAATGCATTGATAAGGTCTGATGTTACCAGGTTCTTGCCTTCTACGGTGGTTGTACCATTCTCATCCTTGTAGGTGGCCACCAAGGTACTGTCCTTGGTGATTTTAGCTTTTATGATCTTCATTATCTTCTATATTTATATTCGTTGACAAATTCGTTATAATAACGGTCTTCCGGAAGGGGAAGTGTTATTCCCAGTTCCGTGGCTGCATCTGCTTTGACCTTATTCAAAAAGTCCGTCATTTGCAGTGTGTTCAGTTTCGATGTGCTTCCGGCTATGACCGTTTCTTTTCCTTTGATAATGGTTGTCCTTCGTAGATATAGGTTGCAGTAATAATCGTGTACGTCCTGTTTGTCCGTTCCTGTTTCCTGTTCGATACAGGTAAACCAAAGCCACATCAGGGCGTTTTGACTTAATGTGCGCGGCTCTGTGTAACGTTCGATAATTAACCTGTAACGACCGTTACGGAGCTGCGAGCACATGAAATCAAAGGACTTGTTCAGTGTTACCACACCTTTTTCTTTTATAAGGATAGCTTCTTGTGCCATTATTCCAGTCCGAAAATCTTCTTGTCCGTGATAGATTCTCTATTAGCTTCCAAAAACTCTATGAAATGTTCTACGTGTGCCGTGAGCAGTTTCACTGTCTGTTCGTGATTGTAAGTATAATATTCCGGATATTGCGTACCACTGATAAGCGGTGTGCGGCTGGTACCGCCTTTCAGCGCATAAGCCGTAAACTCAAATGCCTTTATGCTTTCCATCTGACCGGAAGCAATTAGGCAATAAGGGTAGACATGGCGCTGCCACCCGTGGGCGTATTTGCCGAACTCGTATTTAGATGTGGATTTTATGTCATAAACAACATCCTTTCGGAGTTCGTCGATAAATCCGTATAACTCCACATTTCCGTACTGGGTAGGAAGAATGGCGGATACATAGACCTGACTTAATGAGCCTTTGAAATACTCTGCCTGTTCTATACACCATTGTCTGTCGAAAAGGAAATGCCGTGCAGGTGCGATATCCGTTGCTGGAAAAGCTACTTGTATGGTATTGGTTTCCTTATCGCCAATGATGGAGTAGGGGGAACGCTCTGTCGGCACGTGATTTTCGCAATGGACATAGCAGTCAATGATAGCATTGAAGGCTGTTCCCTTGTCGGCTGCTTCACTCTCAAACGGTACACGGTTGATAGCATCCAGAAGGTCTTGCTTCAGGCTCTCTTCGATTTCTTCCGGAGAGCGTTTATACTCTCCGGTTTCATTATCAATGTTCCAGAAGTTTTCCACTTCTTCATCAGCTCTCAGATACTTGTCGAATTTGTCAAGTAATGAGGGATAGATTTTATAACTAGGCTGCTTCATATATTTTTTTGACTTTATCGAATTTCAACCCTAATTCCTTGCATCTTTTATTCAGTAGCATACCTGCTTGTAATTTGCTGTCGAAGATATGCTGCAGGCTCTCCAGTGATTGTTTCACTTCGTTGGCCGTGTCCGCATCCGCTACCATGGCTATCTGTTCCTTGATAACTTCCATAAGACCTTCATATTCGGAGGACAGTTCTGCCTGTTTTTCCTGATAGGTCTGATAAGTGTTTACAATCTTTGTCATAAAGTCGTTCGGTCCGGTGATTGTACCTTCTGCATTAATGATAACTGGTATCTTTATGCGTGCCGGAAGATTGCAGGTATTCTTACCGTAAAATTTCTCGCACGGATCAAAAGAGATGGTTCTGTCCTTACCTATGGCTTCCATATAGCCTACAAGATCAAGCTCTTTAATCAGGTCACCGGCAGAAGAACCTCCGATTTCCGGGCGTATCTGTTTGTCCTCTCCGTTCTTTTCCTCGCGTTCATGGGCTACGAATATTACTGATTTACCCATTAGTGTGACTTGGTTTACGAAGTTGATGAACATATTCTTTCGTACTCCATATCCTTGCAGGGACAGTGTGCCATCCGCTTTCTTCATTTTGGGATTGTTTTTCATTATATATTTATCCATGAAGGATAACATTTTTCCTGCCGTATCAATAACGATGGTCTTGTATTCGGCAATTTCTCCGCTCGTAAGAACTTCATCCACCTCTTCCCATTTGGAAATTTGTACGGTGTCTACACGGTGGGCTGCATTCACACGGTGAACGCCACCGTCAAAGTCCAGGAGTAGTGGCTGGGGAGAGCTTAACGCCAGTGTGGTCTTTCCCATACCAGGTTGTCCGTAGATTAATGCCGACAGGGCATTCTTAACTGTCAGTTCGTTAGGTTTTTTGATAAGTCCCATAATCAATAATTTTTAGTGGTTAATAAATGAGTTAAAAAAAATAGTTCCCGGATAGTCGGCCAGGACACACCGGGATAAATAAGGATATAGAATATAACATATAAAGAGGGCTCTCACCTCACGCTGTCCTTTCCAGCGGCTTTGGGTTAAATTATTATCTAACAAATTGCTCTCTGCTTCACTGCCTTGAAGTCTCTAACATGGCTACGTTTATAAGGGTGTACGGCTCCCTCTCTTTGGGTGTGGGTAATACAGGATTCGAACCTGTATCTGTATTCCTCCTGAAAACAATCACAAACCGTCTGAACGTAAAGAAAAAAGTGAATACCGCTTTTCCATTAAGCTAATTACCCGTGTGGCTTATGCCACTTTCTTTTTTAATTTTCTAGGCTTCCTTGGCATTTTGACCTGTGCATAACGCAGGACATCACTGGCATTGCAGAACCATTTCCCGTTTTGTGCGCATGTAGGCTTGTCGGAACGTATTTTGTTTTCTTCGATCAGTCTGATAAGCCTTCCTATGCCTCCAACTATTTTGGCCGCTTCTCTTTTACCGAATGTATGGGTGTCCATGATGGCTAGGATGTCTGCTAGCCGTGCTTCTGCCGTTCCATCAAATAAGATGGATGTCCGTAGTTGGTTGTTAACTGTATAGTTCATAATCTGAATCTGTTTTTGTTCGTCTTGTTCTTGATACTTGGGTGGTTCTTGTCTTTGCTCTGCTGCATTGTCTCATGTCGGAATGAAAATCCAATGCGGCAATGACAAGGAACAGGATGGAGAAGAATAGCTCAAGCCCGTGTTTACGTATCTCTTTTATATCGAAGTTGATCTTCATGCGCTCACAGAACATGTATAATACAAGCTCGGTATCTTTGGAAATACCCAGCTTTTTGTATATATCCCGCTTCTGTGCTTTGATGGTCCATTCCGAGCGTTGCAGACTGTCGGCTACTTCCTTGTCGGCCAAACCCTTGCAATATTGTTCGGCGACAAGATGCTCGCGCTCTGATAGCGTAATCATGACACACGCTGGATTTTGAACTCTCCGCGCTTGCGGTCAACCTCTCCTGTTCGTTTCCAATCGGCATTTTCTACACACATCTCCAATCTTAGTCTGGAAATGGTTGTGTTGACGGAAGATATCGCACGCACAGGGAACACAACGATATCACCTACCTTCATCGCTCTCAATGTGGCCGCCCAATTTTCTGTTACTTTTACCATATTACTTCAATTTAGCGAGTTTAACGATGTTGTCTAGAGCATTAATGCTGCTTTCGTGTCGTGCCTGTAGGCGGGTGAACGAATCGAGCCACATGTCGCTCTGTTCCTTGACTTCTTTAAGGTCTTGTTCCAGTTCTTGCACACGTCTTACAAGGTCTTCGTGTGTCATGCTTTGTAATTCTTCTACTGTTGTCATAGCTTTATTTTTTTTGATTTTCAATATTGTCAAGTTCGTTGCTTATCACTAATGATGTTACCGCGAAGGCGGTGGATGCTATCCAGAACCATACGCCCATATCGCACATGGTAATAAGGAGTATCGCGTATGATACTGCGCATAATATTGATATTGCTTTCATTTGATTGTGTATTAGTTTTGTTCCCCCAAACCAATCCGATTGGCGGCATCACGCTTTTATTGGGGGATTTACTTAACTTTGTGGTGTCAAACAAAAAATTAAGTATTATGAACAAGTTTGTTGAAATCACCGTGGATGGTGAAAAGTGCATCATCAATGCAAGTGCAGTTCAGCTTGTAAAGCCTACCGATGAAGGTACATTGATTTTATTTCAAAATGGAGCTAAAATCCATACGGAATTTAGCTTTCAGGAGCTGTCAAATATTCTTCTGAACTAAAATTTCTTTCTTGTATATCGGGATAGTGAACAACTTTATGACAACGGTTTTGTTGATTATTCCGGTATCATCTTTTCCTATAAACCCATAGGTTGTAGGACGTATTTTTACTATTTTTTCGATTATTGCTTTCATTGTCAAGATATAACTACTGAATACGCATTTGTTTTTTCATTGAATTTAGTTTCTATTTCTATAGAATGCTTTCATTATCATAAGTAGATATTATTAGTTTGTGCCCCGATAACCTCTCTCTGGTCTTCCCACCGGAGTTGTCAGCTACTGTTCTTCACTGCATAACCGTTCGGGGCATGATCGCTCTTTTTATTTTACCCTTACACGCTTGGCGCCCTTTGCCGCTTGTTCACTCAGGAATATTGCGTATTGCATTGTACCTTTCTCAGTACGCAAACGACAGCTTTCAGTTACCTCCGGGACTGCACCCGTAACCCTACTCAAGTCTGCTTCTGCTGTCACCAGTTCCGAGTCTTTCGGGATGTGTTGTTGCGGAGTGTCGCTTCTCCTGTTTGTTATGGTCAAACTCCATTTAGTAGCGGTAATCCCATCAAAAGGTAGGCTCGCTGGCCGTTACCGCTTAATCTCCGCAGTACTGGGAGCCTAAATATCCACGGCTGTTGGAGTTGTAGCAGTCTGACCATTCGGCTTTGAAAGTGACTTTTTCTGCTTTGACCGGAGTGAACATCTTGTTATTTCTTTCTTCCTGTTGTCTTGCCAGCTCTTCCTGCATTGTAACATTCAGTTTTGCCAGTTTCCATGTTGATTTCAGAACTTCACCGAAGGTCTTGCCTTGTTTCTTGCCTACATACTTGTAAGTTCTGTGGGCATCTCTCATAATCTGTCGTAAATCGAATCTTTTCATTGTCTTACCTCTTTTTAGTTAGTCAATATTTTTGCACTTCCGAACTATTTTTCGTTCCTTTGTGCTGTTGTTTATTGTTTGATGTTGCAAAGATACTAACATCACTGATATATCAATGATATTAGCCTATAAATATCACTGATATTAACTTTAATTATCATTATAGACTTAATATATTAGTGATATGTACGATTTGAAAGGATTTAGACAGGCTTTTAATCTTACTCAAAAGCAATTGGCAGAGATTCTAAAATGTCAGCAGTCAAATATCTCTGGAATGGAAAAGACTATGAGAGACTTAGAACCGATACAGAAAAAAAGGCTGGAAGAAGCATACGGTTCTGAGTCCGTGGCTAAATTTGTTGTATCTTCTTTTTTGGAAAGTACGATAAATGATAGTCGAAACAAAGGGGATATGGGAGGCTACACTACATATCTTCTTCCCATGTCAGCTATGGGAGGAACGCTTACGGGTTTTGCGGCTCCAGGCGCAATGCTCCAAAATTGTGAGGCTATAATTTCACCCATTGAAGATGTAGACTTTGCCATTACAGTATATGGAGATAGTATGGCACCTGAATACCCCTCAGGTTCCCGTATTTTGATAAAGAAGATAAACCCCAATATTTTTATAGACTGGGGTAAAACATACGTTTTGGACACTGCAAATGGGGTTATAGTAAAGGAACTCCATGAATGCAAGGGTAAGGAAGGTTATGTGAAATGCCATTCGGTTAACCCGGACCCGAAATTCTCGGACTTTGACGTTCCTTTGTCAGAGGTGTACGGCGTATATCGAGTACTTATGTGTATGTCGGCAAAATAAGAAAAATATGCTCAACTGGAAAAATCTGAACGGAAAGAAATATCTTCATTTTGTTCCGGATGAAGAATGCACATGTATATATGTAGATGTTCCTATACGCGCTATCTTATATGAAGGATATAAGACATGCTTGATTAGCTCAGGAGACTTCATCATTTTAAAGCCGATTGGTCAAAAATCTTTTTCACTAAAGTCTGAATATTCAGGCGTCTTGACTTATATGGCTAAAGAATGGGAGATGCATGGAGTGCTATTTTCTGATACTGAATCTGATTTATTGTATATTGATACGTCTGAATCTAGTATTATGGAGTATAAAAAATGGATTGATGAGTTGGAAAACAGGAGAGCAATAAATAAAATAAAAGAGAAGCTTCTTGCAAAGAAACGAAAGCAAGACTTAGAAAAGGCTGCACTGCAAGAGTTAATGGATGAGGGAGAAATCTTTCCGGAAGCAAATAAGCGACCTCCTATACCTAAAGAAGTCGTTGATGTAGTTTGGAGAAGGAATGGAGGAAAATGTGTTTATTGCGGTTCTACTGAAAACCTGCAGCTTGACCATATTATTCCCTTTTCCAAAGGTGGTGCGACTACAGTGGAGAATCTTCAATTATTATGTCAAAAATGCAATCTACAAAGATCAAATAAAATAGGATAAACTTATAATTAAATTTAAGATGAAAATACATCATTATACTTCTATTGAAACATTAGAAATGATTCTTAAGAACAAAAGTATAAAGTTTAATCGTTTGGATCAAGTGGATGATAAAGCAGAATATAAATATGACTCAACGGTTTATGATACGAATATAAAATTAGGTAAATATACTTTTGTGAGTTGTTGGACTAAGTCGGAAATGGAAAATATTGATTTATGGAATCGATACGGGAAAGGGAATAAAGGTGTAAGGATAAGTTTGGATGAGGATATGTTTGAAACTTACGATGTGGGAACTGTTAATAGATCATTTTATAATAATAGGGAATATTGTTTTGAAAATTTTGTAGTCAGTTCTTATATTAATAAAGTCGGTCTTGTTGATGTGAAATATGAACAAAATATTGAGCTATATTATAAAGAAGCTATCAAATGCTTTGATCAAGGAGTTGCGTTTAAACATGATAATATTGGCATTTATAAGAAAAGGGAATGGGGATTACAGAATGAAAGCCGTTTCATTATTCATGCACAACCGTTTGAACCGGCTTTAATGAGCAATCATCCTTTGAGCTTTCCGTTGGCTCTTGGTACTGCTTATAGAAATGGAATGGAGCTGAGTAGAACAGCCCTTTATATTCCATTAAAGCAGGAAGTTTTAGAGCATTTAGAAATAACAATGGGACCTGGAACAACTGATGAAGATCGGAAAAAGGTTGAAAAGATATTGAAAGATTGTAATATTAAAGCAGAAATCAAAGATAGTGCATTAAAGGGGGATTTATAATATGACTATTCTGGAAAATGTTAGATTATGCTTGGCTAGGTATAGTAGTTCAGTTTATTGACGAAAACAAGAAAGATGTGAAACATGTTATTGAAAGCCTTGATGATATTTATAACTATGAGGATGAATTCTTTAAGGCGATCGATATGTACGAACATAAGGAATAGGATAAAAGTTCTAGAAGATTAATTAAAGATAATTGCAGCATTAGCAAATGTATTGTTAGTGCTGCAATGTGAATATTGGAGTTTTATTATATATGGTTCAAAGCATATATGACTGTTCGTGTCAGTGGAAAAATCAAAAACACTGTAGGCTTTCACCTTCATGCAAAGGGTGGGGATGTCGATTTCTGTCTACGCCCATTGAAGAGATTCCAGCAACAATCCAGGAGAAAGCAAAGCTCTTTTCCAAAGTGTACCGGGAAGCGAAGCAAAAGGGAGTGCTGGAATGCCCACACTACCGATCAATTTTCATAGATGAGGTGCTGGCCAATTTGCCGAAGGGTGAAGTGTGTTAAATAAATGGTTTATGTTATTGTTTATTGTTTGATTTTCGTATATTTGCAATAAATCTTAATTTGAATGGGAAGTTGGAGTGAACAACAGGAAGCAAATAAAGAACGGAAAGAAAAAGATAAAACTAGACGAGATAAACTCGCAGGATATTTTTTCAACCTTTCCCAACTGACTTTTGTTGCATTGGTATTAGGTGGTGTAACTCCACTATACACTAATATTGAAGTAGGAATAAATTGGTATATATTAGTAGCCGGAATTACACTGACCATAATTTTAGCCAATATTGGAAACTTAATTTTAAAATAACACAATATGGAAATGTTAGCAGCAATATTCACCGCAGGCATTATAGTAGCAGGAGCATTTTTGATTTGGCTCAAAACCAAATCTGGGAAGAAATGGCTCGCAAGCTTATAACCCATTGAGAACTTTTCAAAGAAATAGCTATGGGAAGTTGGAGTGAACAACAGGTAGTAAAGAAGGAAGTTAAAGAAAAAGAGAAAACAAGTCGGGAAACGCTTGGTAAGTTCTTTTATGATTTAGCAAAAATATCTTTTACTGCATTAGTGGTAGGAAGTGTTGTTTCTGTTGCGACACAACAAGAAAAAGTAGAATATTGGATACTTATACTTATAGGTATTTTTGTTACCTATATATTTTCATACATAGGTTATAAAATAATAAAACAGTAATTATATGGAAGCATTAATATCTTTATTTGCGGTAATGGCTGTGATAGGTTCTATTATAGCTGTTTGGCTTAACACAAAATCCGGGAAAAAATGGCTCGCAAATCTATAGTGTACTTCTCATTGGAATTTGAGGTTATTATGGATGCATTAGGTTTTAGTCTGGCAACAAAAAGTGGTTGGATGGTCTGTGCTATCTGATGCCTTACAATTTTGGTTAATGTATGAAAAGGAAATCCCTTGAATGTTTATGGTCGTTCAATTATAGTAGTGAGTTGAACGGCTTTTTAGTATTTGGACGTTAGTTAGAACAGGGAAAATAATGAATAAAATAAAATAGAAAATCAAGATGATTTTTACTAAAACGAATCTTGGAGGATTTTGAATGGGTAGATAACCTTCTGCTTGTCAGTATAGTAAGCGCAGATCAGAGTTCATACTGGCAGTCTAAAGGTGGCGAGTTCGAGTCTCGCATGCTCCACTTTTTTGATGATAAAATGAAGGTCTGCGAAGCAG